AACCTATGTGCTCATACTATCTATACTAGGGGGCGATTAACCCCTCCCCCTGTCGGGGGTAGGCACAATATCTTGTGGTCTAATCTTAAGGGACTCCCAAGATGTAGTGGTTGTAGGTTATTAGATGGTAAAACCAGATGGAAGACCTGGTAGAGAAACTGGTGAGCTGGGGATTTCAGGGGATAGTCAGGGGGGAGTTATCCCCCCTAAGCAGACGTGGTTATAAGATATCTTTCCCCACCATATCGTGTAGTTTGGTGACAATCTTACGTGCCCAAGCTTTCACTTGAGGATCATCAACACTACTAATAAGATGAAAAATTTCAGAATTAAGATAGTCGCATATAGCACGATAGTCTACCTCTCTTCTATTTGTGACTTGATCAGCCTCTCTGTCTAGCCTTGATACAGAGTCAAGACGCTCTTGCAAATCAGCAAAAGGCCTATTGACCAAATCGTTGTTATTGTTAGGCATGAGTTCATAATAGACTAATCCTAACTTCTTACAACTTATTACTTGTGGATAACTTTTCTTTTCTGTGGATAACTTTTTGAATCTTCTTTAGACCTTTCCTGCTTGTATTTTTTTCCCAACTGCCGTGCGTCTGCAACCGCTAAAATAGTACTATGTATGAGGTGCTAAAAAAAAGATCAGCGAATGGAGATTAGCACGTGGGCAAACGCCCACGCACAAGAGATAAATGTTATTGAGTTTGCATTTGAAGAAGTGGAAAATTCTCTGTAAGAATCTCGCTCTCTTCTTCGGAGTCAATGACAGGCTTAAGTTCAACCGACCTAACAAGTTTAGTCTTATAAGATTTATAGACTTCGGGTTGATCTTTTCTAAAAGACTCACTATCGAATCTTTCATATTCACGCACGATCACGTTTAGCTTGTGATCAATACCTTTGAGGACTTTGTCCTCTTCTTCTACGAAAGACTTAACCAAATCTTTCTGTTCCTTCAACTTCGAACTGATGAAGTTGCTTAGGATAGTTAGCCTTGCTAACTTGTCTATTTCCTTCTTTTTGTTCATGTTGCCTCCTTTGGCTTTAGAGCATACAACCTAGCTAGGTGAAGATTTAATCTTACATAACGCATGCTCATGTATTATATATAATCATATCCTAACTAATTACAAGTTCTTATATAAAATAACTGTGGATAACTTTTTTTGACACACAGCACTTCTTGTGGTCAGGCACCGGTTCCTGCTGGCTGCAGGATATACCATAGTGCTAGATACCCTATGTCCAAGAAAAAAATGGAGAATGGAGAAGTGCTTGCAGGCAGAAGGACAGAAGATTAAATACCAGCAGCCAGAACCCACAAACCAAAACTGTAATGAAGGAGTCGCCAACTCCAAAGGGGATCTTGGAAATGGACAGCGCAGCCAGTACCAAGAACAAACAGGCTACGCAAAAATAAACTAGAAAAATGGGCAATGGCTTTAGTCTTGTGCATCTCGATCCGCAATGATCTCATGTGCCATGTCTTCGCACGCCCACCAGGCCAGCAGGTTGGAGAACTGGTAGTCACTGCCCACGTCCTTTGCTCCGTTAAAGGAGGCGATCAAATGGAGAACAGTGTCTGTGCCCATGTCGTTGTGAGTATTCCACAACCTTTCCCAAATCTCATCTTTATATTTTTCATAGAATGCAGAGGTGTCGGCATAGTATATCAACTCAGGAACAACTCCTCCGGAACATCCGTGCTGGACGATCTCTTCTATGTGGTCTGGGTTCTCCGCTAAGAGCCACTCCTTAATGGAGGCTTGCTTAAATTCTACGGGCATCGGGCAACCCTTTCCAGTCAACGAACCAGGGGCAACGATCCCAGCCGTGTTGAAATAATAGTCTGTATTCAATGTGCTTATAATGGTAATTCATCTTTCCTCCTTTGTTTGCGGTCCAGGGTCTCGAGTCATTACGGCAACTACCTGGACCTTTTATATATATAGTCCTAAGTAGTTAGGATGTCAAGAGCTAAAGTAATTTTATTTACACACTCGTCAGGTACCAGCTCCGGGGGAGGTTCTAATATATATATATAGGGATAGGTACAAGGGGTGGAAGGCTAATGGAAAATGGATGGCGACCCGTTGCCGAGTCGCCGTTTGTTTATGTTTGGCTAACTTAAACAAAGAAGGAAGACCTAATCGTTAGCACAGGACACACCCAGTGTCAACCAGCACAACTTCCTGCCTGGTCTGGCTGCAGGAGTTCTAGTAATGGGTATGGTACTGGGAAACCTGTCGCAATGGACTAATGGAGACGGGCAGATGAGCTTACGTCAGGAGTCCAGGCACCCAGCAGGTGCAGCAGGAGATCCCAGCTCCCGGACCTGGAACCAGGGTCAATGGAACATAGTGGAGACTTGGTATCAATGGACAATGGATCACGGACAATGGAGCCTGAGAATAATTTGATGCCCTTCGTGAGAGGGCCTCTGGCAAGTACAAACACGGGACAGCCAATAGAGTAATGTCTATTAATCCACGCTATTTGATGTGCAGAAAAGTTCAAACGATTGTTCTTTATTATCTTTAGTTCTACCCAAAATGGTCGCTTGTAAAAGCCAAACAAATCAGGTATTCCCAGCCCTGTGCTGGACTCAATTCGTGTCCATACAACACCTTTCGAGTTGCGTTTGAGTTGTGCCCAAAGATTTCTCTCTTCAGACATGATCAGTAATCCAACATTTGTTATTATCTAAGTCAACAAACAGTAATTCTACCCCCAGTTTTTTTTGATATGCAGTTCTACTCCTGCTAATTCTGATACCTTTTTTCTTACCAGAATGATAACGAGAAACAGACTTGACATCATAAAGATGCGTCTGTCCACGCTTATCAATTGTCATCAAGTCAACACAACCTGTGTCATGTATTGTCTTGAATATCAGATTCCCCTTCTTCAACAAGAATGTTATCGCCAGGTTCTCCGCTAGGTTCCCCTTCCACGCTGTCTTGTGCAATAACCTCAAACTCGCCAGGAATGGATAGTTTCTTTCTAAGTTCAATTAGTTTGTCCTCTACCTCTCCGACAGACATTTGATCAATAGTTCCATGCATGATCTCTTTCCTGTCTATATACAAACCAGCTACCATGCCACGATACTTTTCGGCAGCAATAGCTCCAGTGTAATTACCGGCAGCCTCTGCACTATCTCGTAGCTCAGCTAGTTTTTGTATGTGAGTTTTATAGGAAATGGAGTATCTCCTATTTAATTCTGCACGCCGTCTTTCAAGTTCGTCAACGACATGCGGGTAGTATTTTGGGTTTTGCAGTTTACTCGCAACCACTACAGCAATACCTTCTGAGTATCCTGCATCAATTGCACACTGTTTTGCACTCTGAATTGTGCCCTTTTCGATGAAAATATTGACAAATTGTGCCTGTTTTGGGGTCAATTCGAGTGTTTTTTGTGCTTTTTTTGGCATGTTTTTTACCTTACTTTAGTAAGTTACCCTCCAAAAAGCCTTATTTATCGCCAAATGTTGTAAATATGTTAGTGCTCGTTTACAACCGTTTAACAACTTATTTACAGAGGGAACCCGCGATATATATATCTTTTTACTACTTTGTAAATATGTAAACCGATTTTGCTCATTTCGCGCGGTTTTAGATTTAGTTTCTGTAGAATAATATATATATTGGTTTACATGAAATTGGTAAGAATTGATTGGGAAGATACTATTGAACATCAGACTGGTTGGTATGAACAAGAAGACATCAAAGACCTTGATCCTCCGCCCCTTGTCTGGAGTTTTGGGTTAATATTAAAAGAAGAAAGTGATTCAGTGACTGTTGTTGCAGATTGGATTCCATTAACTAAATCCTTTGGTCGGGGGACCACGGTCCCTAGAGGAATGATCAAAAAGATTACAGATATAGCCGAAGTCGACATGCCTAGTTTAGACTAGCGATCCCACCCATAGCAAAAGGTACACCAGAAGCTTGTTCAAAGGCTTGTTGATATGTCATAGTGGGAAGTAGTTGATAGTACACTCTCTGTTGTTCAGGGCTGAGTGCATTAACTCTACCTCTGATATCTCCAGGATTTGTTAATTCACCTACAAAATTTTTACCCTGTGAAAATTTATCTTTAAGTCCACTAAGTATATTACCTAAGGTTCCACCGCCCATAATAAAATCGGCTCCTGCTCCCATCATATTACTTATACCGCCACCAATATCACCCATGAATTGTCCAAAGGTTGGCGCTTGAGCTGTCACACTAGGAGCTTGCATAGATAACATTTGTCTTCCTAATGCATCACGCATGACAGGCATACCAGGTGT